ACTTAGAAGAGTCTCAGGTGGTAATGCTACTGCTTCACTTCTTATACAGGACGATATCCCCCTAAAGTTCGGTACAGGAAATGACGCACGTGTATATTATGATGAGACAACTCTAGACAAACTAAGATGGGCTGGTGCTGATCAGCAGTATGACACAGGTGTTCAAGTAACATTTGCTGACACAACTACAGCATCTAACGCCACGACTGCTGCTGTAATGGTATCAGGTGGTTTAGCAGTTGGTGCTAAAGCATGGATCAAAGACTTAAATGTAGATGACGATGTAACGATTGGTACTGCTAACACAGATACCATGACTGTTAACTCAACAGTTACATTTGCTGCAGGAGTTGAGTTCCAAGGCACACAGACAATCAATGCTACCCAGAACATTACTGGAGAGTTAACTGTTGACCAGTTAAAGTTAGATTCTAATAGACTTGAAACTACTTCTGGTACAGAGATGATCATTGACCCATTCCCAGCTGGTAATGATGCAGACGGTTTGGTTATCATCAAAGGTGACCTACAGATTGATGGTACTACAACAACCGTTAACAGTGCTTCAATGTCTGTTAACGATCCTACTATTGAATTAGGAGATCCTACAACTACTTTATCATTGACAGCATCCGCTACTTCAGGTGCTACAGTTTTAACTGTAGACAGAGTGGTAGGACTTAATGTTGGTGATGACATTACTGGAACAAATATAGCAAACTCAACATCTATTGCTTCTATCAACACAGGTCTTAAGCAGGTCACTCTAGATCAGGCAATCACTGGTAATATAGATAGTGGTGGTACTATTGTCGCTACTAGAGATGCTAGTGATGGACTAGATAGAGGTGTTAAAGTTCACTACCATACAGGTAGTGCTGCTCAATTTGGTTTCTTTGGTTATGATCGCACTGGAGGTGCCGATGGAGCTGGTGCTTGGACATTCATTGAGAATGCTACAGACACTGCTACAGTCTTTGGTGTAACAGGTAACCGTGGTACAGTTGTACTTGGTGACCTAGAACTAGATACTGACCTCGAAGTACAATATGGTGGTACAGGTGTTTCAACCTTTACTCAGTATGGTATTCCTTATGGTGACGGTACAAACCCAATACAGGTAACAGCTGCTGCTAACGTGGGTAGTCCTGGTACTGGAACTGACGCAACAACTTCATTCCAAGTATTAACAGTAACAGCATTAGGTGTTCCTGTTTGGACAGACACTCTAGACGGTGGTGTTTTCTAACACTGAACGACAATGAACGTAAACATTATTATTTCCACATTACAACGTAAAGTTTCTGAATTGACATTATCTAATATCATGCTTGAAGCGAAGATACTGGACTTACAAACCCAGTTAAATAGTATACAAGATCAATCATCAGAGAATGCTATAAATGGCAACGAGGATCAAACTAAAGAGCTCGACAACCCCGAACGCGACTCCATCGACAAGTGATTTAGTCGATAAGGAAGTCGCGGTTAATATTGCGGATAAAAAACTCTTTGTAAACAATTCAGGTACTATCGTAGAGATAGGTAACGCAGTTCCAAACACTGCTAGTGTTACTGCGTCTATGCTAGCGTCTGATATTACTAATGGTCCTAGTAATCATCTATTCGTTGCTAAAACTGGTACTAACGCTGCTGCGTTATTAGGTGGAGGAGCGAGAGGTAGACATTCCTCAACCCCATTCCTAACAATAAAATATGCCTTAGCCGCTGCTACATCTGGAGATACAGTTAACATAGCAGCTGGTGAATACCAAGAAGAATTTCCCCTAACAGTCCCTGACGGTGTTTCAGTCAGAGGTGCTGGATTAAGAAGTACAAATATATACCCAACAACAGCAACTAACGACCTTAACTGTTTTGTATTGAACGGTGACACTACCGTTTCAGAAGTTACTATTAAGGACATGTTCTACAATAGTGGCAATGATACAGGTTATGCCTTCGTTGCTGCTAACGACTGGAACTCAGAGAGAAGTGCTTATGTACAGAGAGTTACAGTATTAAACAAAGGATCAACAACATCTGCTAGTGACCCCTATGGTTTTGACGCAGGTGATGCAGGTCGTGGTGCTAAACTAGATGGAGCTATTGCTAACGCAAATACACTAGAGACATCTATATTATTCAACGAAGCAACATTCATCGTACCCAACTCAGTTGGTATACTCTTAACTAACGGTGTTCGTTGTGAGTGGCAGAACTCCTTTATATACTTCGCTAACGAAGGTATCAAAGGTATACAGGGTGCCACAGGAAAACATGGAACTGGACAGGTAAGATTAAAACTATCAGGTGTATCTGGTAGCTTTGATGCTTCCGAGCAAATATATGAACTAGAGGATCAATTTAGATCTGGTACATACGCTTTATCCAGTAACGTTGTAACAGTAACGAGGGCTGCTCATGGTTTATCTACGAATGACCGCGTATACTGTGACTTTATTTCTGGCAATGCTACTGATGGTTATTATCAGGTAACAGGAGCACCGACAGTTGATACATTTACCTTTGCTCTCACAGCAGGTAATACATCTGGTAATGTCACATATAAGAAAGCGGTAGGTTATGGTAACATCACATCAAACGATGGTAATTACATATACCTAACAGGAAAAGGTGAAGGACAATTTACTACAGCACTTGAGACAGGTAAGACTCTTACACCTCAAGCTGATGCTAGACTTGATACTTCAATTAAGAAATTTGGTTCAGCATCATTAGAACTTGATGGTACTGGTGACTTTGTTAGTATTGAAACAGTTGAAGACTTTGGTTTTGGTACAGCTAACTTTGCTGTAGAGGCATTTGTTTATGCTCAATCTACCACTGGAACTTCTACAATCTTTGACTTTAGAACATCTGATTCTGATGTAGCTCCTAGATTATATCAGACAGGTGGTACAATAAAGTTTGGTACTGATACTACAGAACATCTCAGTGGAGGTACATTATCCCTCAACACTTGGCATCACGTTGCTCTAGCACGTTACAACGGCACTACAAAGATATTTTTAGATGGTACTTCAGTTACAGGAGCAGGAGGAGATACAGATAATAGAAACTATGGTAATACCAAACCACTAAACATTGGTTCTAGTCACGGTACAGCTGGTGGTGACTTCTTTACAGGACGTATAGATGAAGTTAGAGTCAGTCATGGTACAGCAAGATTTACAGGTAACTTCAGTGCTCCAAGTGGAGAGTATGGAATAGACGTTAATACAGTTCTCTTAGTACACTTCAACGGTACAGATCAAGCAAGTACATTTAGTGATAGTCCATCTCCAAAGGATGTTCGTTCTACTGGTGGTGACTCTGCTACAGGTATCTCACTTGTTGACTACAGTGAGTTTGGTTGTGAACTTAAGTCTATAGCATCTGCTAACATCTATGGTGTTAAGGGTGCTGTTTCTGATGGTAATGGTTGTAAACTGATTCTATCAGCACACAACTTTATGTACATTGGTTCAGGAAAGGACTTTACCAATGACGCATCTTTAGCTAACCAAGCAAATGAGGCTGTTGAATTAAATGGTGGTAGAGTATTCTACTCATCTACTGACCAGAAGGGTGACTTCAGAGTTGGTGAAGTATTCTTAGTTGACCAAGAGACAGGTAATGTTAACTTCCAGTCAACCTCATCATCACAGCAAGCAACCAGTATTGGATTATCTGACTCCACTGGTACTACAAACATTTTCCCTGCTTATATTGAGACAGGTAACATACGACTAGCAGGTAACACTTTCTCTACAACAAGTGGTGCTCTACTAATTGACCCAGCTGGTAACGAAGACATTACATTTAACGGTGAGGTAATATTTAACGAGAACGCATACTTTGATGCGAATAAGGTAGGTAGTTTCAACACTGCTCAAACTGGTTCTATTGATATTAACCTTGGGGGAATACAAAGAAGAGGTGGATTTAACGCTTATGGATTATTATCGGATACGAACCTTCTCATATCTACTGAACAGTTATCAACAGTCACTGTTTCTGCTACAGGTGATGGATATGATGGTGGTACACAAACATTAACTCTAGATACAAACCCTGCTGTAAATGGTCAGGCAAGTTGTACTATTGACACCACCAATGGTTCTGTAAAAGCAATTACAGTTGGGAATGCGGGTACTCTTTATACCACACCTCCTGAAGTTACATTTACTCCAGCTGGTACAACTGCTGCTAACGCTACTCCAGTTCTAGAACAGTATGGTGTAATTAATAGAATTGATATTAGTGATGGTGGTTCTGGATATGCATCTACACCAACACTAGAAATTGATGCACCTTCTAGTTTCAGTTTTAATACATTCGCTGATGTATCAACATCTGGTAATACAATCACTCTACCAGACAACCCATTTGTAAATGGATCAAGACTGGTTTATGATGCTTCAATGCAGTCAGAGGCCATAGGACTTACTGATACCAACACATATTATGTTATTAACAAATCTGGTAGTACTTTCCAACTTTCTAATACATCTGGTGGATCTGCGATATCTTTAACCGCTTCTGCTGATACAGAATCAGGTGAGTCACACTCTCTAAAAGGTGTAAGAGCAACAGCAACTGTAACTATGACAGGAGATGTCGTTAGTGGTCTTACAATCAATGAACAGGGTACATTTTATGATGGTGATTCTTTACCTACTATCACAATATCTGAAGCAGGACAGACAACTCATGCTACGTTACAAGTCTTCTGCGGTAGATCTATAGCTTCTATCGCTGTTGGTGGAAGAGGTACTGGATTTACATCTGCTCCAACCATAGCAATTAGCAACACCACAGGAGATACAACAGGTAGTGGTGGTACTGCGACATGTACTATTGGTTTCCCAATAAACACTGTTACCTTAACAAATGTTGGTGCGGGTTATAACTTTGAACCTACTGTATTAATAACAGGCGGTACTCCAACTTCAAATGCTGTATTAGCTCCTAGGTTTAGTAAGAGAAATGCCAGATTAACAGAGATTGAGATAACTGGTGGTGGTGCTTGCTATAGTACTACTCCTACTCTGACTCTATATGGTGGAGCTGGTGGAGACGCAGCAACCGCTGTTAATATTCAGTCATTGACTGGTAATATAACAAATAATGGTAGTGGATATACAGCAGGAAAATATTCAAGTGTAGCATTTACATTTGTAAGTGGTGGTAGTGATCCCGCAAACAAAGCAACTGCTGATTTCACAGTACCAGGTTGGGAACTACAGGTTAATGCATCAGGAGGTGGATATGAAGATTCAGAGTACACTGGAGTAACAGCATACAACATACCTCTACAGACATTTACAGTCGCAGTAATATCAAATCCTGGTACACCTCCTCCTGATAATGTGTATACCTTAGATGGTAGTACACAACCATCTATAACTTTCGTAGAAGGTAACACTTATCGTTTTGATCAGAGTGATTCTTCTAACAGTGGTCATCCAATTACCATGGGTAGAGAGGATGGTGGAGTCCTTAACCAAGACATAGTTACAGTTACTAACGGAACACCAGGTACAGCAGGAGCATTCACTGATGTTATACTAAGACCTGGCGTAGCAGGAGAGACAGCAAGTTATATTTGTTCTACTCATGCCAATATGGGTGGTGCGGTAACCATTAACACTGGTTCAGCAGGAAACTATGGTACAGGATTATCTCTTGATGTCACTGTACAAGGTGGGGGTTTTGTTGAAGTAGTAAAATCCAACAACCAAGGTCAGAACTATCAGATAGGAAATACAGTAACATGTCTTGATTCTGGATTAGGTGGACAAGGTGGAGGTGGATTTGTTGCTGAGTTAACATCAAATACAACTGTTATAAACCTTGTAGATAATATCAGTCTTACTGGAGGACCTTACGCTGTTGGTGATGTTCTTAGTGTAGATCCACAAAATGTTGGTGGTAGTGGTTCTAACTTTACATACACTGTCACTAAAGTAGGTTTTGTTAGAGATGTAACTATAAATGAAGGTGGTTTTGGATATAACGTAGGACAAACATTATACCCACGTATTATTGGTAACGAAGCAGGACCTACAACGACTGGTGCTGCTTTCGCACTAGCAGTAGGTGCTGTAACAACTAAAGATAGATTTGAATTTACACATGATGGTGCGATAATATCTGATGGATTTAAGATAGCTGGTAGTAAAGACCCAACTCTATACGAGGGTTCATTAAGTATTGGTAAGGCAGCAACAGTATTCCAAGTAGAAGGTGAGTTAGGACATATAACAACATCTGGTAATATTACTGCTGATGGTAACTTAATCGTCAAGGGTAATATGACCTTTGGTGATGATGCTTCTGTTGACACAATAACCACAACTGCTAATCAGACTGTAACAGGTGATACAGCACAGACAGGTAATCTAACTCTAGTTGGAGACCTGACACAGACTGTAGGTAATGTAGCACTCACAAATGTGACAGCAAATCTTGCTGATGGTACAGCAGCTGCTCCAAGTTTAAATTTCGTAACCTCTCTGACAACAGGTTTATTCCATAAGAATCCTGATGAGTTTGGTATATCAATAGCTGGTGTAGAGAAGGCAGTATATGGCACATCATTTAATATAGGTAATGACTTCCAAGTAGGAGATAGCACAAGTACTGCTAGTCCCGTATTGAAAGTTGACGTTGCTAACGCAACTGTTATTACTGGTACATCACAAAAAGGTTTACAGATTAATAACGACGCATCTATCGAAGCGATTGGTACTGATGCTGACGTTGATTTATTATTAAAACCAAAAGGAAATGGTGGAGTATCATTCCAAGGTGCTCTGGATAGAAACTTCTTAATTAAATATGGTCCTCTCAACGTCTTAGATGTTGACATGGCAACTGGTGACCTTGAGGCGATGGGTTATATTCAGGCAAATGGTAGATTAAGAATTACTAACTCTGAGATATCTAACGTAGCACAAGGTGTTGTAAAATCATTTGGTGAGATATTAACATTAAACACATCTGGAAGTGGTACTACATTTACTGATGGTACATTCACTGCTGTTGCTATTACATCCACAGGAACTGGAAAAGGAACAGGTGCTACAGTTGATGTGACAGTCGTAAGTAGTTCTATTACAAGTGTTGTTATCAACGCATCTGGTAAGAATTATGAAAATGGTGACACAGTAGTTCTTGACTCTGCCATTATAGGAACTGACTCAGCACAAACTGTTGTTATTACTAATGTAGGTGGTTCTGGTATAAGCATTAAACCAGGTCCTACGAGAAATATTCTTTGTGATACTACTGGATCACTTATAGTTCCAGTCGGTGACACAAACAATAGACCTCCTGCTGATGACACCTATCTTGGTGGTATCAGATACAATACTTCAACATCACAGTTTGAAGGTTACAATGGTATTGATTACGTATCACTTGGTGGTGTACGTGACGTTGACCAAGATACTTACATATTAACTGAAGTTACACCTGGTTCTGACGAAGATACATTTGAGTTTTATGCCGAAGGAGTTAATAATTTATCACTTAATAAAGACAAGTTTACTATAAGAACTGCCAAGTTGGTAGACGTAGAGGGAACTCTCTCTGTCAATGGTACCATTGGACAAGATACATTAGATGTACAAAGAAAGGGTGTATCACTATTCAAGGTTAGAGGTACTAAAGACGCTGAGATAACTGGTGGATTCTTTATGAAACATCAGTTAGTAGCAGGTACTATTGCTACCTTCACTGACGGTACACTAGGTGCTAATCCAGGCACGTTCAACGCAACAGCAACAGCATACGATGCATCATCCACATTCACTGCGACTGCTGGTGTATCAGAGTTCGCAGGATCTGGTGCTACATTTGATATCGTAACTGATGCGAATGGTACTATCTCAACTATCACCATTAACTCTGGTGGTACTAACTATGAAGCAGGAGAGACTATTACTATTGGTGGTGGTCTACTTGGCGGTGCGGCTGGTACTGATATCACATTTGTTGTAGAGACATTGAGTAATGCTGATGTTGCTCATGGTAAGATCAGTTCTTTAAAGAATGAATTACGTTTCAATATGAACGGTGACAAGCAATTCTTGTCATTAGATTCTAATGGAGCAGAAGCAGGACTTAAAGTTAATAGGACTTACAACGCAGGTGGAGCAACTAGCTACCTAACAGTTCTAGATTCTACTGCTACATTTGTAGAGTTAGATTCAGCAAGAGTGGAAGGAGGATCTATAACTTCATTCACTACTAACGCATCTATCGTACAATTCGATAAGACATCATACAAAGGTGGTAAGACACTTATTACTCTTGAAAGTAATGACGGTAAAGTTCATATGTTTGAGGTCACATCTGTATGTGGGGCAGCAGGAACCGTGGCACATGCTACCATTACTAACTCCATTACATCAGATAATGATCTAATGGATGCTGCTGTTGCGGTCAATGGTAATGATGTCACTATTTCGTTAGCGAAGTCATCACAGGCTTCTAGTTCAACATCTTTCACTGGACGCTTTACTACAACTAAAGTTAAGGTATAAATAATCGAAGGTAACCCTATACAATGGCAACAAAAAATTTCTCATCAATAGGCGGGTTCGGAGTAGGTTCGACTGAGGTTTTAAATCCTAGTCTTGAATTGAAGAACATCTCAGCAATCCACATGGTTGCCGATGATTTTACCGATGCAACAAATGATCTCTTTATTAGTAAGAGAACAACAGATCCAGCTAACAACTTACTTCGTTTAAGTTTCGATGGAAGTACAAACACTTCATCCAATACACCTCCTCTAGGTCACAATAGTGTGGCATTTGTGAAGGCAAAGGTATTTGGACAAGAGGTAAATAATAACATATACGTTTTTGCGTCAGCATTTGACGCAGTGATCACAGTGGACACAAGCGGTGTTCCCACTCTCCAAGCACAGTATGAAAATGTGATACATGAGCATCTACCTGGAGTAGAGACTTGGACTGTGACTCCCGTAGCTTTCCAAATAGGAGGCGGGGCATATTTTAGTTTTGATGTTGAAGCAGTTTCGACTACTTCAACAGTGAAGTGGATTGGTATCATAGATATCACAAAAGTATCAACAGCATAAACTGGATTAAAAGATGACACTTAGGCAGAGTTCTTCGCAACAGAGAATAGAAGGTACAGGTCTAGTCCCCCAAGGACCGTGGACAAGTGCCACGTATGGACGTGCTAACGGTATAGTTACTGTTACTGCTATTGCTCACAAATTAAATAGTAACGATCTCTTATACGTCAAGCCAGGTCAGGATAGTCTATTAAGAACTTTTGACGCAGGAAATTATACAATAACCGTAGTAGACGAAGATACATTTTCAATCAGTGGCACAGGTACAAACTTTATTGAAGCTGCCACAGCATTATCATACAGAAGTGTTAGGTCATTAACTTTTAATGCTTCAGATAAGATGCAGTTCAGTATCGGTTCAGGTGCTGACGAAGAAGACGCTATATTCGTAACTAAGAGTAGTACAGGTAACGTTCGTGTTGGTATCAACAACACCAACCCTGAGTTTGACCTTGACGTTGAGGGACAGATCAGAACTACAAGATCTATCATCTCAGATACTGCTCAAATTAGAAACCTAGACGTTACTAACGAGTTTGTAACTAAAGGATTAGACCTCAGAGGTCCTAATTTAATTAACTTTGAAGAGACAGACCCAACCGCTGCCGACTTCGGTACTATCTACTATCCAACTGCTGACAACCCTCCTCGTCAGACACAGAATAATAGAATTGCTACTACCAAGTTTGTATATGATGTTGCTACTGCTGATAATGGTGGTCGTGTTTACGTATCATCTGTAGCTGGTATTGGTGATGATGCTAACGATGGTAGATCAGCTGCTAAACCAGTTCGTACGATTAAGAAAGCAGCACAGATAGCTTATAGTTTACAGCAAGATACTCAGACTCCTGAATACGTTTCTATCATCTGTTCAGGTGGTGACTACGTAGAAGACAACCCAATATCTCTACCATTCAACTGTTCGTTGATTGGAGATAACTTAAGAAGAGTTATTATACGTCCATTGAACATGGACAGGCACATGATCAAAGCGTCTAACGAGACGTATTGTGCTGGTGTTGTATTCAGAGACCACTTAGATGCTAATGGTTCTCCTGATTATACATGGAAGTTTGCTTATGTATTTGATGATAAGCAAAGATTAATGTATGAACCAGACCTAGAACCATTTGAGTTCTCACCAGGTTTGGAAAACAAAGGTAAAAACATCTTTGCTATTACATTTGAAAACCACACAGGTGACAATACTACATTAGTTGTTGGATATGCTGTAGAAGGTGGATCATCTTCTGCTAGAGCGATCATTGAAGCTGTTACATTTACAGGTCCTCAAGCATCACCATATTCATCTGGTACTATTACGGTACTGATGGATGATGATGAATCAACATTCCAGCTCGCTGAAAGATTATACTATGCTGATGTCTACGCAAACATCATTAAGACAGGTGCTTCACCATCTGACTCACTCGACGTTGCTGATAGAGAATCACAAAGACCTGAGACTGAGGTTATTAAACACTCAAGGTATCAGTGGGTAATAAACTCTGAGACAGAGACACTACGTTTTGATGGTAGTTCTGCTACTATCGTAGATGCTACTGCTAATCAGATTACTGTTCCTCTACACAGATTGAACACAGGTTTCAAGGTAGAATATAAAGTAGAGAATGAAGGTGGTACTGCTCCATCTGGTTTAAACTCTGGTGACACATACTTTGTTAGATCTATAGATGAGAATACATTAGAACTATATGACACTGCGGTTAACGCATTGAATATATCTACAACAACAGGTAGAAGAGATCTAGGTGATCCTGGTACAGGAGATGAACACACACTCTTTACATGTAGAATTAGTGTAAAAGACAATACATTCTATTTCCCTAAACATGGTTTATTCACTGGTAACGGTGTATACTATCGTTCTTCAAAGTCAGAGGACATAGGTGGTCTTACAAATAATGGTTTATTTTACGTCTATAAAATAGACGACAACTATTTCCAAGTCGCACAAACACAAGCCGATGCTACCAATACTGATATATCTGGTGCTGATGCTCCTGTTATCCTTTCTATCACAGGTATAGGTAAAGGTTATCACAGGTTCGAGAAAGCACTCAACGTTATTGACATCAACCAAGTCAGTACAGATGTTACTACACAGCAAACTTACCTAGGTATCTCATTTGAGGTAACCTCTGCTTCAAGAACTATCGAAGGTATACCTTTCGTTGGTCATGACTATGAAGCTGGACAAGAAGTTCAGATATATGGTATGCCATACACCGCTATCGACTTCGGTAGTAGTGCTAGCACAACATACACTCAGTCAGGGACTACTTTAACAGTCACGATTGCGGGTACAGATCCTTCCAAATTGAGTGCTCTATGGCCTCAACTTCAAACTCTTGCTCCTACAAACGGTAATGGTGTTGGTGTACATATCACATTTACTGGTAGTAACAAGCATCAAGACAAGTCATTCCATATAGCAACTTATAAAACTGGTACCTTAGCAGATACACAAAGTGATTTTGCTACTATCTTAGGTGGAAGTTCTAACTTAGGATGTGGTGTTGCTAGATATAATTCATCAACAAACGAAGTATACTTTGTAATCAGAGCGTCAGACAGTGCTACCAGATCAGGTAGCTGTAACGTTTTAGATAACCTTGGTGACTTCAATGGAAGAAAGTATGTTACACATCGTATAGAACGTGCTGATGGTTACTCACTTAAGTTTGTAGTTAGAGGTTCATGTTCTAAGATTGCTACAGACTTCGATCCATCTGGAGACCAACAGGTTTGTTCTGCTACAAACTATGCTTTGATGTCATTGAGGAACTCTCCTTACGCATTTGAGAAAGTTACATTCGGTGCTGACTTCAAGGAGATGTCTAAGCAAAGAGATGGTGCTGAGACAATTAATAATAACGTTGACTTCATAGCGATAGAATCATACGCACACGTTAAGAAACAGAACAACGCAGGTACATCTACATCATTTACAAGAAAGGGTACATATACATGCTCAGGCAACATAATGACAATAGTTTGCCCAAGAGGACATGCTGTATTTGGTAAGAACGCATATAGTATAGTATTCAGTGGTGCTACTCCTGATGGTTCATACATCATAGATGATGTTGCTGACCATAGAACTGCTACCATTATCTTATCTGCTCAGAGCACAGATAGTGGAGACGTTACAATAACAGTTCCAGCTCCATGGCAGACACCAAACAGTGTACCTCCTGTAGATAGATCTGCTGATGGTACATCACTAATCCTTGCTAACAAACAGTTTATTGCTCAAGAAGCAGTAGACAGAATGCTTGCTGCTAACCCATCCTATAGCGTTCCTACTGGTAGTCAGGCATGTATTGATGACATTGTTGACTACTGTGAGGCAATGGGATATAACCTAGCATACGGTGGTAACGACCAAGTATGGGATGGTGCTAAGTATTACGTTGATGGTTCTCATGTTGTAGGTGAAGAGAATGAATCTGTAGAGACATTCAACCACGCAAGAGACATTGCCATACAGGTAATGAGAAATGACCCTGTTACTATACAAGGTAGTCATGGTCTTACTCAAATCAGAGACTTTACTATTACTCCTGACGCAGCTGGATCTGGTCAAGGTAATAAGCATGCTGATGCTCGTAACTTAATATGGGCTAACAGACAGTTCATTGCTGACATAGCAGTCGGTAGAATGAATTCTGACTTTGGATTTGAAGTTGCTAATAACAAGGTAGTTGATGCTCATGATCTACTAATTGCTAACAGAGAGTTTATTGGTGCTGAGGCATATGCTTGGGAACTTGCTGAAGATCCCACACTACACGTTCCAACAGGTAACGGACAAGATTGTATAGATGACATTGTAGATATTGTTGATGCTGTTGCTTTCAACATACAGCACGGTGGTAACAATAAAGTATGGGATGCTGCGAAGTATTACGTTGGTACACCTCACCTAGATGACGAGGAGTTCCAATCAGTTCGTTGTATTGAACATGCTAAAGAGATTTGTAAATTAGTTCTTGCTAACAACGAGGTTGTAGTAAGAGGTGATCATGGATTAACTCAGTCATTTGATCTTACTATCACACACGACAGTTCAAACTCAGCTGGTAGATACACATATGCTGATTGTACTGAAATAAGAGCTTCCGTAGACACACTCTTTGAGATTATTCATACTGCTATTCTTAATGACAGTCTAACTCAAATTACAAAGACTACACCTAGAACATTCCACGTTCCATCACCAGGTAAGTTTACTGCTCAAGACGCAACATATAATCCTGCGACTGGTTTGATGAGAGTCACAGTAAATACAGACACTAAGGATGTATCTGCTGCTTCATTCACACCTTCTTCAGGTGACTTAGAACTTAATATCGGAAATCATACATTAACAACTAATGATAAGATTAGAATTAAGACTTCATCAATAAACTTTAGATGTGATCTAGATGGACAAGCTACTGATCACTATTATCCACGTCCAACTATTGACACCTCAACAATTTCTGGGGCAGTATACGTACCTAGTACTGGTGTACTAACAGTAACTACATCAGCTGGACATGGTTTGACTGATGGTGACTGGATAAGATTTAAAGATGATTCAATAACATTTGACTGTGGTGCTGGTACAGGTAGTCACGCATATCCACGTTCTACTGATCCAGTATCAGGACAATGGTTAGTCGTTTCCAACACAGGTGGACTTACATTTGAAGTTAACGTAGCAATATCACCTAACACTACTGCTCATACATTTGTATCTGCTATAGCAAATGGATTAGAGAAGAAGAGAGATAGGGCATACGAGCAAGATGTACCAATCACTGCTGTTTCTGGTTCAACTATTACAGTTAATGTTGGTGCTTCTAGTGATACATCTACTCATGTATTCCAGAACGCATTATCTGGTGCTGTTATTTTACAGTCTCATGGTATAACAACTTCCAAGTATCTTAAGATTGCTACAGATAGCATGACTTGGACATGTGATATGGATGATGGTAATACCACTCACACATATCCAAGAGCTGGTGATCCTGCGAATGGAAATGGTTGGTCACCTGTAACTGCTGTTAGTGTTAATACTATTGACATTAACGTAGGGACTACAACTGTTCAAGGACATGATGTAAGAGACGCATCATATGATCCTAATACAGGTATCATGGCTGCTAACATTGGTACTAACAACTTCAAGGTTGGACAGTACATGAGATTAGCTCCTGATTCAATCGGGTTTACATGTACACAAGATAGTAACGTATCAACCAAATACTATCCAAGATCTGCTGTAGATACAGATACAGTCGAAAGTGCTAACTATGATCCTTCTACAGGATTAATGATTATCACAGCAACTGGTCATGGTCTACAAAATGGAGATCAGGTTAAGTTTGCTACTGACTCAATCACATTCACATGTCTAGAAGATAGTAATGCTACTAACCACGCATATCCAAGAGCAACAGACTATGCTAACGATAGATGGTTAACAGTCTCAAGTGTCTCAAATAACAACTATACAGTACAAGTATTAGGCACAGGTAATATACCTTCAACAAATACAACTAATCATACGTTCGTATCTGCTACAACTGATGGAGTCTCATATAAGAAAGATCCTCTATATGATACTGCTGTAGAAATTACTGCTATCAGTGATTCTACATTAACAGCAACTAACGCTGTGTATGTACCAACAGAAGGTAAGCTTACAATCACATCTGCTAATCATGGACTTAGAGAAGATTCTATGGTTAAGTTTGCTGATGACTCAGTTACATTTACATGTACACATGACAGCAATGCTAGTAACCACTCTTATCCAAGAGCAGAGAGAAAGAAATTTACAGTCACAGACGCAACATATAATACAACAACTGGTATAGTCACATGTACATTTACTGGTCACGGTATGCTCAAAGGTGAGTACATCAAGGTTAAAGATAATGCTCTATCATTCTCATGTACACATGGAGATCAAAGCACTAAGACATATCCAAGATCTACTGACCCAATCAGCGGTAAGTTCATTCCATTAACTGCGGTAACTAATGACACATTCTCATTCCAGTCATTAGATATTACACCATCTACAAACACAACAACTCATACATTTGTATCTGCTGTAACTGATGGTATCATCCAAAAAGACCCAGACAGTAATGAGTGGAGACATATCAAAGTTGTTGACAAAGATACATTCGAGGCTTGTATCGCAACATCTTCTAACGAGACTGCTCATACATTCGTATCTGCTACTACTAATGGTATCAGTGTTAAAGACACAACAGTATCATTCCAGACTTTACCTGTAACTCCTTCTACCAATACAAGTGCTCACACATTTGTTCCTGCTACAGGAGTAACACCAACTAATGTTGATTACAACTCAACTACTGGTTGGATGACAGTAACCAAGGTTGGTCATGGTTTACTCGCAGGAGATTACATCAAGGTAGATCAAGAGAGTATCGTATTTACTTGTACTCAAGATAGTAACTTATCTAACCATGCTTATCCTAGACCTGGCGATCCTATATTCAACAAGTCTGTTAAGATTGAGCGTGTAACTAATGACACATTTGAGTTCAATGCTTTACAAGGAACTACACCTACTAACACTACAGCACATACATTCGTAAGTGCTACAACAGGATGTATTAACAGAGTAGTTGTTAAGAGTGGTGGTGACTTCCCACACAGATTTATTTCTGCTACTTCAAATGGTGTTGAAGTATCAGGTACTAACGTAGATTGTAAAGATGACGTTGTAGATATTCTACAGGTTGTTTCTTGGAACCTAGCAATGGGTGGAAACGACTTTACCTATGACGCTGCTAACATGTATGTTACTGGTGCTCATTTACAAGGTGAAGAACATCATTCAATATATGCTCTAAGACAAGCACAAGCAGTTGCTACTCAAGTATTCCAAAATGACGATGTAACTACAGGTGGACATACATCTATAGCACAGGTCAAAGATTTAACTATCACACAAGATACAGGTCTACCAATCTGTAACGTGGTTATATCTTCTATCACTACCTTGATGAATATTGTCGAGGTTGCGATTGACACAGGAAGTCTATCATCTGTAACTAGAACAGCATCATATGCTAACCGTTGTGCTGACGTTGCTTCTTCTATTACAACATTAACAGGTATTATCACAGGTGCTATCGGTACAACAGGATCACCTGGTAATCTTGATGGTGTTGTAAGGACATATCCTGTATCTGATGACCAGTGTATTGATGACATAAGACACGTCCTACGTTCATGGATGTATGACTTAAGATATGGTGGTAACAAGAAGACTATTGAAGCAGCAAGTAAATATATTCTCGGTACAAACATCAACTACGTTAATAACGAAGTTGCTCAGACACGTGCTGTATACCAGAAAGCAAAGGATATGGCAGTCTATGCCATCCGTAACCAGTTACCTGAAGGTAAGTTTACAAATATAATTCCATTCCATAACGCATCATCTACTGTTGATATCAACAAACCTGAGTGTGGAGCTGCTATCAATGCTCTAACAGCATTACATACAATATTAGACAATGCTCTTAACACACCTACATCACTAGCAAGTGTTACCTTAACTGAACCAAGCACATTACTTAAAGATGATTCAGGTCTTAAGAAAGTTCCTATGTTGGGTGACTTACTTGACTTACCAGTCATCGAGGCATCACCTTATATCCAGAACGCATCATTAATCTCCTTCTTGGGAGCGTCAGGTGCTGAAATTGACGGTGCTAAAGTTGCTGAACCTAACGTTCCTAGACCAGGTGTTTATACAGATGGTAACGGTAGAGAACGTGCGACATTCCCAAGACAGGGTAAGTCAATGGTTGCTAACGCCTTCACGATTATATCAGTCGGTGGTGGTATTGGATACAACATTCTTAATGATGGATATACACAGTTAGTT